TTTTTAAAATTGGAAAATAAACCACCACCATCATCATCTTCCTGATCTGTTGTTACATCCTCATCTGAGTCGTCTGTAGCTTCATAACCATCTTTTATGTTTTTTATATTCCCATTTTTATCCATATAATCAAAAACATCGTGTCCCCTCTCAATACCTACGTGTACGTGACTTGACTCCGGATGTAACGGCCATTCCGTTATTTCACCAATGTAATCACCAGGTGATACTGTGTCACCAACATTTAATTTTACATTTTTTATATGTGTATAAAAAATGCTCGGAAATCCGTTTGTTCCTGTAATACTTAATTGTGTACCAAAAATATTTCCTTTTTTATTTGAAGATTCGTGTTTTTTTGTAACCCTACCAGATGTAAGTGAATATAATTTTGTACCGATGTTGGCTTGGATGTCGTAAGCATTATTTGAAGACCAATCTTTTGTTGATCTCTTTGCGTGTCCTGCAGGTGTTGATATTATCTTAATTGGTTTATCTTTAAAGAACTTCGTTGAGGCTACAGATTTTTTTAGTTTTTTTGTTTCATTTTTAGAACTAGATTTTAATCCTACCACACCACCTGTAACATATTTTGTTGGGTCCTCAAACCCACCATCAAGACTATTACGAATTTCAAAATGAAGATGTGGACCACTAGAATCTCCCGATCCTTGAGCACCTTTTTTACCGCCAGATAATCCGATAATATCTCCTTGATTTACAGGATCACCAACAGATTTTAACATTTTAGATAAATGTGCGTAGCATGAAAATTTTTTTGATCCATTTAAATCTGGATGTTCAATACATATAAAATTTCCATAACCACCAGAATCATTATTATCCGCTCTAGCAACAACACCATCAGTAATTGCAATAACATTGGTACCAACATAGGCTTCAATATCAACACCATTATGTTTCTCACCATTCCTTTCGCCGTATTTTGAATTAATTTGACGTTTTGTACTTAATGGATATGCTATATTCATTTAAAGATTTTCTATATAAATACTTCAGTAGTTAAAAACCATTCCGGAACATCTCTATTTTTCCAGGATACAAAGTCTTTCTTTGCATTTATATAGTAGTTTCTATAAGACTCAATAACAGAATTTACTTTATATTCATCCGGCATTGCTTTTGGTGGTTCAGTGAATCCTTTATCCGGAACATTTAATTTATTATCTAAACACCACTCAATAATATCTTGTGATTTATGTCTTTTACCGTACCTATAAGTGTATTCTTTACATAGTTCTAAACCGAGATCACACAGATAAAGGTAGTTAGATAATGATTCTCTAACCCAGATTGCACAAGGATGGTTTTTATGTGATAATTTATAAGGAGCTTCAGATCCAATAACCCAATGTGAACCACAAAGGAGTTGTGCTGTCTCAAGGATCATTTTAACCACGTGCTTATCACAGTGGTATTTAGCACATTTTTCAGTGTCAAAGTCTAAAAAGAAAATATTCATAAAGTAAAGATATGAATATTTTTTTAATTAAAAAATTATTGTGAAAGGTGTGTCATTAAAACACCACCAAGAGCCGTTGCGTGGATTTCAAGTGCAATAATATCATCTGGGTCTAATTTTACTTTTTTCTTTGTGTAATCAAGACCTAATGTTCCTATGAATTTACCATCAATTGTTTTTATTGCAAAAAGATATCCAGATTTACAATTAGTATCTTCGGCAATATACTTTAAACCAAAAGTAGCAATTGTCTCATCTTTATAGTCCTGAATCGCAATTAGATCATTATTTAAAAGCTCATTAATTGACTTTGAAAAAAGGTTAACAGGGATGTTATGAAAATTTGATTGTACTGAATTAACACCTGGGTTTACGGTCTCATAAATAATTGAAAACTTTGCCATTGATTTTCCGGTTGGGTAGAAGTTACCACCATTATGAAATTGTGTGATCCAAACCCGATCAGGTTTAAATTCTTCTTTAATGTTTTCTATTTTTTGATTTACAAGTTCACTTACTTTTAATGTTTCTTGTACCATATCTGGTTTTTTCTTGTTTTTACTTAACCAGTTCTTTACAAAAATAATTGATAAAGGACCCAATACACCGGTTATAAAAGCAACAATAATTCCCGTCCAATTTTCCATTTAATCTTTTTAACTAATAAATACTGTGAAAATAAAAAAACCCCACCTTTTGAGTGGGGTTTCACAATAAATAAAAAAAATTACTTTTTTGCTAGTACCGACCAAACGGCACCTACAAGTGTTACGGCAGCACCAATAATTTCTGTTACTGTTGCGTCGCTGGCATAACCTTTAGCCACTGCAATACCTCCTAAAAAGGTCAATGCGTGTCTAACTACACCCATCACTTGTTCTCTACTAAAATTCATAAAAATTGGTTTTATGGTTTATTATACTTTATAAATATCTTAAAGTTCAATAAAATTAGTATTCTTATTTGTTCCAATACTGGGACATCTTCAAAAGAACATTAGTTCTACCGTCCCAGGTTTTGATCTGAGACTTAGGAACCCACACTTCCATCTCCCCGATCTCCTCAACTTTTTTTAGGTATTCCTCACGGAATTTATCGGCCTGGGAAGCATCAGTAATGTAAGGGATCCCAAGGTGTTTAGCACAAGTTTTACCAACTCCGGTAAGCATTGAAAACTCGTCAGTCAAGGTCTTCATACAACAAGTACAAACAGATCCTCTCTGTACGGTAAGTTTTGCTGAGAACTTAACAGCTTTTTCAGAGAAACCAAGGACTTTTGTGATATCAAGAAGGATTGGATTAAATTTAAGTTTATACTGATCTTTAAGTACCTCTCCAATAGTTCTACCAATCTTAATTGTATCACCAATTGCCGGCACATTCATTTTATGTACCTTTGCAGCATTTTCCTCTTTTGTGATCTGGTTAATTGCGGCCTCAGTTTGTTTTTCTGTTAGATTTCCAAACTCTTTAAGTTTGTTTTTAATTTCATTAATGAAAGAGTTAGTTCCGGAGTACTCAGAAATCTTTTTAAAATCAGGAGTTAATACAACATTTTTATTGTCTTCAATTTGTTTGAAGATTTTTTCAACGGCAGTTGATTGGTTTTCAGTAAGAGTTCTTGATTTCAATACAAGATCCTTCATTTTAAGAATGAAAGAATTTGTTCCCTGGTAGTTTCTAAGCTTTGTTCTGATCTCTGACATATCTTAATTATTTATACAACAAAGATATATAGAATATTTTGATCTACAAAATAAATTTGTAAAATTTTAGTAGGTCCACCTGGACTCGAACCAGGAATACAAGCTTAGAAGGCTAGGGTTATATCCCTTTAACTATGGACCTATACATATTAGAAATCCTTAATCATTTCTCTAATTTTTACAAATTTGACTAATTCTTTTTCTAAATATTTTTCATAGTTTGATTTTAATCCGGATAAAAATGTTTTAATATCTTGATTAGTATCAATCTTTAATTTTTTGTTCATTTGGATTACTCCCCAACCTTGTGATTCAATTGTTAGACAATCCCAACTTATGTGGTGAATTGGTATTAAACCAGACTCGGATATAATCTCAATTTTATTATTTGTTTTTTTATAATCAACAAAAATAAAATAAATTTCGTTAGTTTCTTTTTTTAACCAATTTAATAACCTTTTTGCTGATATAATATTAGGTGAATAATTATTTTTATCAACATTATTACTTTTTACATTTACTGCCTTTGATGTATCTTCATTGATTAAAAAATCACCAATAGACTTTTTTGTGCCACGAGTAATTGCACCATATCTTTTTGCAATCTCTACTTCTATTTTTTTAAAATCATCCATACAATACTATTGAAGTCATTACAGGAATCGAACCTATTATTCTCCCAGGACCTGGGTGCGTTCTCCAACACGCTCAATGACCTACCATTTTGTACTCGGAGCCGGAGTCGAACCGGCACGGGCCAATGCCCACAGGATTTTAAGTCCGGCGTGTCTACCTGTTCCACCATCCGAGCAAATATTTTTGCGGTCCATCCGGGAATCGAACCCGAAGCATATCCGTGACAGGGATATATGTTAGCCGTTACACCAATGGACCATTATTTATTCATACAAATATACAAAATTTTTTCCGTATTTAGATTCAACATATTCAAATTCTTTTTTTAAATCTTTACGAAATAAAATTTTTAAATCTTTTATCGTATTTAATTTTACTTTTGTCTGTTCATTAACATAACCTTTTATTTCTATTATTTCATCGTTTTGAATAAAATCCGGTATATAGTGTTTATGTTTACCATTCCAAAAATAACTATATTTTTTAGTATTCCTTTTAAAAGGTTTATTGTGTTCAAGTTGGTATATAACCCAAGCTAATTCATAACTACTATCACACCAATATCCTTTGTACCACCCACTTTTACCAACACCAGCACCTTTTCTAACACCTCCTGAAGATTTTAACCAACATTCAGAATGATATTTTTTCGGTGTTGATCTCCAATGTTCAATATCCATTCCACAATATTCACACTTTGTTATTGTGGTTCCCCAGTTTTTTCCTTTATTCCAAGGATCCTTACCCTTGTTTGCCAAACTTTTGATTTTTTTAGTTTCTTCGGAAAAAGTTCTACTATTAGCGCAACTAATAGAACAATATTTACCACTACCAAAAGTGCCGTCGTGTTCTTTATTACATTTATTACATATCTTCATATATATAAATATCACCGAACCCCTTTTTTAATCGTGTTTTAACTAAAAAAAATTGTCACCCGTATGGGAATCGAACCCATGATCTTCTCCGTGAAAGGGAGACGACTTAAACCGCTTGTCCAACGGGCGTTTAACTCTTAAAAAGATAGGTATTTTATTTCAATCCACCAAATCTTTTTTTACTTTTTTTGTGGACACTGTGGGAATCGAACCCAAACGATGTGGTTGCAAACCACTCGACCTGCCGTCGGCGTCAGGCCCATTTGTGCGGGTAGAATGAATCGAACACTCATCTCCACATTGGAAGTGTGGAGTAATAACCATTATACGATACCCGCAAAATAAAAATCAACATTGCTATCAGGATTTAAACGTCGCTCAGAATACTTACTGACACCCACTGGTTGGATACAGTGACTAGTTGATCTTTTTGTACCGACGAAGGGGTTTGAACCCATAACCTTGACGATATAAGCGTCCCGCTCTCACCATTGAGCTACGTCGGCAAATTTATCAGTCTTTCCTGATCGTCACCTCTAACCCACAGGTATGAACCCGTATTGTAGTAAAGCTTGGTTGGCTTTGGATGAACGCGGGCCTAGCGTGCCGTCTTTCAGGAAAGACCCTTCCACCTATTCATCCATTTTGTAGCAACGCCCTGGAATCGCACCAGGTTAGACCGGCTTATGAGACCGGTGAGATCCTTTACCTCCCGCCTGCTATATCGTAGTCAAGAAAGGATTTGAACCTATACGATATAAGTGAATTATTATCCCTCATATCAAGGAGTTTTGAGTATTATCTCCCAGCGTCTACCAATTCCGCCACTTGACTATCTTATTATTGCGATGTAGTAGTTGACAACCACACTCGTTTCACCATTTCTTATCAACAGGCCTATGAACTTAACGAGTTCACCTTTTCTTACCACCACAATATTTTTTATTTCAATGAACTTCTTCTTTCGTCACGGGAGTAGGATCACCATCTCTAACATTCCTACCCCCGTTTTCTGTCTTACAAATATAAGTAGAATATTTTAATCTACCAAATCTTTTTTTATTTTTTTGTAGTCAGGACAGGATTTGAACCTGTATTTGAGAGTTCTAGTGTGGATACTATCCAAGTAGTTATTACCTACCAACTCACAACATCTTTGCGTCTACCAATTCCGCCACCTGACTAAATTAACACCCTCATTTATCCAGCTCACAGGTGTTATGGTTGTCCCCACCATAAAGGTGGGTTAGGAATAGTTCATTTCGTCTTTCCCAGTCAAGCGAACTTTCAGTCCATCTCTGTTGAGATGTGTGTTTCCACTGTACTTAGTACAACTTACTTTCTTAGTCGTTCTCCCTATACGACAAAGTACGTTCCCCTACGAAACATCACTTCGTTTCTCATCGTGTGGGGCACACTATGGGGTGATGAACCCGCAACGTGTAGTCAGGACAGGATTTGAACCTATAATGTACAACCATTCTTCAGGGTGAGATACCGTTTTCCCATTACGCACTACCTGACTATAAACACACTCCTAAGCATTCTACTCCCAGCTCCGAGGAATTGTATATAACTTAGCCCGTTACTCACCGCTGTACAGGTACTTAGGTTTATGTGTTTGAGGATGAGAAACCCTCTGTACTCAGTTGTAATAGGGAACCCTGCCGATTTATTCAGGTTAATATTCAATTACAACTGCTCACCCTTGGGAGCTGATTAATAACGAACTATTATTCCCAATCTTACACTCCGTTAGAAGTAGCTATTCAGTATTCTTGGGTAATCCGTTAATCAGGTGGTTTCACATCTTATATTGCTACTCGGCAATATTCTATCTTTACCCGAAGGATTATCCAGAATAGAACGGTGAGTAATAAGAAGTCTTTATATCCACGTGAGAATGGTGCATTAATACAGGCCTTGCACCTGCTCGGGAGCATCTATAACCCTCCACCTAACTATTTTAATAATGTAGTTCAGTAGTTAACACACACTCTCGTTTCACCATTTTGTGTTAACAGGTTAATGTACTTAACGAGTTTCCCTTTTCTTACAACCACAATATTTTTAAAAAGGGGATAAGGCAGGAGTTACATTCTATTTTGCATTCCATCTCAAGAAAGGCCTATTACCAGTGGGTTCGTGGTTACCTTATCCCTTTATTTAATATGTCAATGAACTTCTTCTTTTTACGGGAGTAGGACACTCATCTCTAAACTTCCTACCCCCGTTGTTTGTCTTACAAATATAAGTAGAATATTTTAATCTACCAAATTAATTTTGATATTTGTAATGTTTGAACTGAATCCAGTATTCTTTATACCCACCGTCAGTTTTAAAGTAATCATAATTAGGTTTCCAAAAACTAATTCTTTTTAATTTTCTTAATTGTTCTTTAAGCCTAACATTTAATCTTGAGTCTTTTTGATTAACCCAGGTCCCACAGTGAACAATACCGGTATACGCATTTGATTTGTTGACTTTAATGAATGGCATATCAATTGTAAAATTTACAAAACCCTTTTGATCCATTCCTATAGTTTTTATTTTAGTGTTTTTAAAATCTACTTTTAAATAAACACCACGAGAATAAGAGTCTTTTAGATATTTACCAACAACTTTAGCCACTTTATTAGAAAACTGGTGTGCCACATCACCTTTATAACTAAACTCAAGGCCAACATACCCACCATAAAATCCATTTTCCGAAATTGAAGTTCTATCAAACCCACCTTCTGTGAATACACCACTAACAAAACCAAATGAAATTGTTGCAATAACAAAAATCAAAACCAAAATAATACCTCTTTTTTTCATCTTAAAATTTTTTAATAAATTTAATAATTTTTCTTGTGTTTTTCTTTTCTGGTATAACTTTTTTTTGTCTCTTGTACACGGACAACAAATCTACCATCAAAGAATCCCTGATCAACTTGTTTTTGTCTCTGGGATCCCAAGATCATATTATGGATAATATTTTTATCATTTGTTTTCATCTCAATGCATTCTTATTAAATGTGAAATTATTTTATTTATATCTTCTTTTGTTTGGTATCCAAGAACATCACTTGTGAAATGTGTATCATAACAAATTTCCCAATCATTCTCATCACCTTTAAGTATTGCAACTTCATAATCCTCAACTGTATTTGAGGTGTAAGATCCGGTAAAACTACCAAAAGGAGATCTAAATCTCACAACAGAAATCCCATAACCACCAGGAAAGAACAACTTCCCTTGAACACCTTCACCAACCGGATGTGGTTTAAATACTATATCATCAAATGTTACCATACCACAAAAGTATAAATTATTTTTTAATTACCAAAATGTCAAAGAACAAAAAACCCACCTCTTTTGGAGATGGGTTTGAAAAATTTATATGTTAATTTATCATACCATCTCCATACAGAAAGTATCCTCAGCTCCAGCCAACCCTCTTAAAGATATAATATGTAAATTTTTCATTTGCGTTTTTATTAATTTTGTTATAAATATATGACACTTTTGAAAAGTGTCAAGTTTTTTAAAAATTTTGTACCCCTAGCAGGATTTGAACCTGCAAAATTCACTTTCTAAGAGTGACTCGTATACCTATTCCGACATAGGGGCTTATTGAGCTCACCAGTTTTTTGAACCTATTTTTTTTTGAGTAAGTGGTCAGATTTGAACTGACGTGATACTTTCGTATGCCGGTTTTGCAGACCGGTGGTTTCAACCAACTCACCCACACTTACTTAAATTAGCGGCAGTGGTGGTCTGCCGCCCTTGTTGCAATCTGATTATGAGGTTTTATATTTGCTTTATAACCCAGAGATGTTGCCCAACCAACAGCCGGCTGGACCAATTTGGAGCTAAAATGTTTCTCGTCGCTGTTGTAATCTAAATCAATTTCCACCTTTACATTTATCTTCTGGGTTAACCATTCTGCAACTTCAATTGAATAATCGGCTTCATTCCATAATCTTGTCCATTTATCCCTGATCTTCTTTACCTTTTGTTTGTGATAGATATAATGAACACCCCGGTTCCCAAATCTATAGGCAATTGCCGTAACATAAATGGTACTTCTTCTGTGGTTTTGAGAGTCAGTTCCAATATGTACTTCAATCCAGGGACACTCTTTTACAATATCCACAGTATGTTTTACAATGTCAGGAACAGATTCTCCGGTAACCTTTCTAAATACCCTGTTCATAATTTCTAAATTTTATTTGTTTGTGGAACCCAGCCGAGTTGAACGGCTACCTTCTGATCTTCAGTCAGACGTGTCACACCCACTTACACCAGGGTTCCTTATTTAATTTCAAAAGCACATCTCATAGGGCGTTTTGTTTTAACCGCATCATCCCAATTACCAATGACAACACCATCTTTAATTGTAAATGCATGACCTTTAACCAACACAAAGAATGTTCCTTTTGGGTTTTTCTTAATGAATGTACCAACAGTCATTTGTCTCATTGTAGTACTACCTTTAACTTTTACCGGATAAGATAGAGACCCAATAAGTGCCGAATTTGTTTTATTGCCAACAATATTTACTTCTTTTCCGTTGAACTTGATTGGACTTTCAGATAGTTTGATCATTTTAAACACAGTTCCAAATGTACCACATCTTGGTTTTCTTGAAAATTGTTCTTCAACATACTTATGTGCAACATCATAAGGAACCTCAAAAGAAGATGCAAACGCTCTAACAACACAGTCATTAGATTCACCTTTCGCAATTGCAGACTCATCATACCCCTTGATGGCTTTAGAAGTTGTTTCGTATGGTAATTTCATTTTCATATCCCAAAGATACAAAAAGTTTTTTAATTGGCAAAATTAAAATTAGCGCGTGGTGTAGGAATCGAACCCACCCGGTGAGGTTTTGGAGACCTACCCGACACCTTGTCTGTACCACGCGAAAGTGCCCGACCTAGCTCGGGACCGACATCGGCTTTTATTTTCTTTTTATTTCATTACCGTTTTGATCTAACCATATGATCCTTGCTGGATTTAAATATACCCACTTGTTATTAATTCTTTCAGCATACGGAACTTTAATACTTTTTTGTTTAATTGTTTTTTTGTTTTCAGTATCATAAATTATAATTGTCTGATCCCGATAAACTTTTTCATTTTCTTTTTTTACAATAATAACCGAATCTTTTTGCTCTGTGATTTTTAACTCCTGTAGTTTTTTATTAAAATCATCATCACTTTTATATTCATAAGTGTCGTTTAACTTAAACGATGATATTTTATGTTTATAAAAAAAGTAATATGATCCGTCAATCATTTTTCCAACAAAAAAATATTGATTAGTATCTTCAGGAATCTTATATGGTCCCTTTTCTAATTTGATATTTTTTTGTTTTTGAATGAACAATTTAAAATCATCAATTGTGTTTGTATATGGTTGTGAAAACCCCCTGACAAAAAAAAGTAAAACTAAGGGAATAAACCATTTCATAAAACAACAATAAACAAAAAAATAGTTCTGGTCAACCACTCGCATCCCACCGTCCTGTTTCATACGCCTAAGCCTTGTCCGTTGTGAACTATTTTGTGTGTATGACAGGTTACGATCCTGCGACCTCTTGAATCACAATCAAGCACTCTACCAACTGAGCTACATACACCATATAGTTAAAGTTAATATATCTTTATTTCATTGACTCGTACACCTTAGCCGTATTTGACAATTAACTTTAACATTTTGTACCGATAAAGGGTATTGAACCCAATGACATCCAGGATATGAGCCCGGACCGGACACCTGTCCTATCGGCAAGTTGAGGAAAGCAGTGGTAACGATCCACAATCGGTTTCTCACCGATCACAATGCTTAGCAGGCATGTCCCATCGCCTTCAGGGTTTACTTTCCATAGAGTGTG